ATGGACAGGTTTTTAACAAGAGATGAAATGAAGGAGCTTATGGAACTTTTAAATGTTCCTGCTCACTGCTATGGAAATATGTCCATGCTAAAAATTAATTACAGAAAAATGAGTAAAATCTACCATCCTGACAAAGGTGGAGATGGAACTAAAATGCAGAGAATGAATGTGCTGTGGCAAAAGCTCTGTGATAATATCTGCAGTGCAAGACAAGAGTCAGGATACCAGGTAAGTGCATGGCTCTTTGGGGATTTTCAAACATGTAGGGATTATCTTGGAGACAAATTTAAAGAGAGAGTATGCAAAGCCTACCCTGCATGTGTTGATACCCCAAAAGAGAATTGCACTTGCTTGGTGTGCCTGCTTGCTAGGCAGCATAAGGTGTACAAGGTGTGGAAAAATAAACCCTGCTTGGTGTGGGGAGAATGCTTTTGCTATTATTGCTTTTTGCATTGGTTTGGCTTCCCTGAAAATGAGGAGAGCATTTCATGGTGGGCTGAGATAATTGGGGACACTGAGCTCCATTTACTCAACCTTTTCCACTATAATAACATGGGTGAGTACCTGAGAATTTTTATTAAAATAAATATTAAGGAGCTTTGATTGCTATGTTTTAATTAAAGTTTATAATTTTAGTCTGAAGAACCTTCAGGCTCGTGGCAGCAGCACCCCCCCTATGGAAGTGAGTCCTGGGAGCAGTGGTGGCACGATTTTAACCGTGGATGGGATGACCTATTCTGTGCAGAAGACCTTTCAAGCTCAGACGAGGATGGACCTGCAAGCTCAAGCACTGGACAGAGCAATGGACATGATAGTAGACAACCTGGCAGCTCCCAGAGTTCCTTTGCAACCCCCCCTAAACCCAAGAAGCCAAAAACAAGCCATGTACCTAATGATTTTCCTTCTGAGCTTAGTAGCTTCCTTAGTAACGCTGTTTATTCTAATAAGACAGTATCTGCCTTTTTAATTTACACCACCAAAGAAAAAGGTGAGCTGTTATATGAGAAAATTGATAAATTTAAGCCTGATTTTAAAAGCAGGCATGCATATGAGGAAGCTGCTTTGCTTTTTATAATGACTCCAGGTAAGCACAGAGTGTCTGCTATAAAAAACTTTTGTCTAACACATTGTACTGTTAGCTTTCTTCTGTGCAAAGCTGTAACTAAACCAATTGAATGTTACAGGGTCTTAAAGCAGGAGCCATTTGCAGTTGTAGAGGAAAGTAAGCAAGGCCTGTATGATTATGAGTTTTATGATGGGGAGAAAGCCCCCACAGTAGATTGGAATAAGCTGGCAGAGTTTGCAGTGGATAATAGATTAGATGACCCTTTAATAATTATGGCTTTTTACCTTGATTTTGCTACTGACCCAGATAATTGCCCTAAATGCAATGGTTTAAAAATGAAAATGCATTATAAATTTCATGCACCTCACCATAAAAATGCTGTGCTTTTTAAGGAGTGTAAAACCCAAAAAACTGTCTGTCAGCAAGCTGCAGATGTAGTGACTGCAAAAACAAGGTTAAAATTATTAGAAAGTACAAGAGAAGATTTGTTATCAGAAAGAATCATGTTAGTGTTTGAAAACCTTGCTGAAACTTTTTCACCTTTAAATATTTTGTATTACATGGCTGGGGTTGCATGGTATAGCCAGTTGTTTGAAGATGTGGAGGAGAAATTGTATAAAATATTGCAATTGCTTGTTGAAAATGTGCCTAAAAAAAGAAATGTGCTATTTAGAGGGCCTATTAACAGTGGAAAAACCACATTTGCTGCTGCAATTCTTGATTTAGTTGGGGGAAAAACTTTAAATATTAATTGTCCTGCAGAAAAATTAGGATTTGAATTGGGATGTGCTATTGATCAATTTGCTGTGATATTTGAAGATGTGAAAGGTCAAATTGCTATGAATAAGTCTTTGCATCCAGGACAAGGTGTGTGCAACTTAGATAATCTTAGAGACTATTTAGATGGTAGTGTTAGAGTAAACTTAGAAAAAAAGCATGTTAACAAAAAAAGCCAAATATTTCCCCCCAGCATTGTAACCATGAATGAATATGTGCTGCCACAAACATTGCTTACAAGATTTAGCTATATCTTAAACTTTATGCCTAAAGATTACTTAAAAAAATCCTTAGAGGCTAGTGATGTACTGGGAAGAAAGAGAATTTTGCAAAGCAGTTGCACCTTGCTTTTGTTATTAGTTTATCATTTACCTACTAGCAGATTTAATAAAAGCTTGCACCAGCAGGTTAATGATTGGAAAGAAACAATAGACAAACATGTAGGCATGGGTAAATACATAGAAATGCAAGGAAATATTCAGAATGGAAGAGACCCCCTGCATGATATTGTTGTGGATGATGATGAGGAGTAAATACTCTGTAATCAATTTCTAATAAAATTAACTGCATTTATTTGTACAATAAAAATCATGGCCTTACAGGACAAACAGTTGGTGTCTTTGTTTGATTTTGACCAAATTTATCAACATATCTTTCCATATCAGGATCCCCAGGTACTCCCTCAAGTCCCTGATATATCCTAACCTCCTCCACCTGGTTTTGGTCTCCTTCCATAGGTTGTCCTGCAATTTGAGGCATCATTGTGCAGAACAAACTGCTCAGCAAAGAAGTTACTGGGTAAGGATTTTTAACAATCCTTTTCCTCAGTGTCACATTAAAATACCTGGGTAGGCCTCTGTAGGACAGCTCCATGTCAGTTCCAGTAAAAAAGCCCACAATATCTGCAGCAGCTAGGAAAAGGCCATCACCTTTGCAAAGTGGGCCTATTCCATTTTCATCAAGTAGCACAGTGGTGACTGTATTAGTAAACTGCAACACTGGTGGGGTGGTGAGGCCTCCTGTAAAACTGCCATAGTATCTGTTATTTTCATTTTTAGAAGGGTCAGGACTCCAAACTTCAATTGGGTAGGCCCCATCCTTATCCAATCTGCCTTTAGCAGAGGGATCTAGTACCTGCAACTTTGCAGATTTTTCTTTGGGTACAATTACACCCTCTGGATAAGTGGCCCTGCTGTTATTAACTACAGCTTGAAGTTCAAGGGGTTCTCCTCCCACAGAAAACATATGGAAATTCATGCCTTCAATTGGATAAGCAACACCCTTGTTTTCATCATTTTTTTTGGCATGCATATGTACATTAATTAGAGAGCTTGTACCCACAACCTCTGTTTTAACACTAACAGCCTCCCACATTTGAAGGGTGGAACATGTCATATCTTCATTTAGCATAGGAAGAGATATCCTTGCTGTACTATAAGTAGGAAGCTGTTCAGCAGGAGGTTGATCATGAGTATCAGCAGTAGCAACAGTAATTTTATCACTATAGCCATATCTTTCATCTGTAGGCTTGTTTTTTCCCATACGTGGGTTCAAAAAGGCCTCAATTTGGGTTATGCTATCAGGCCCAGTTTTAATTGCAAGTACCTCAATGCCACCCTTTACAATTAGCTTAGGGACAACACTAGGTTGGGGGCAAGCTTTAGAGCATTCTCCTCCTTTTTCTTTTCTTTTGGGGGCCATCTTCTTCTTCTTCTAATCTTTTTAGCTGCTGACCCCAGGCTGGAGTGATGTCTCCATACAAGCCTAGAATTAGAGGGAGCAACCAGTCAGGTGTAACTCTTTGGTGAGCACCTCCAGGAGGGGGAATATGCTCTATTAATTCTCCTGAAAATGATTCCCTTTCCATTGAATACCTATCAGGTATTTTTTCTTTTAGTCTTCTAGCAAGAGCTCTGGCCTGTGGGGGATTTATGCCTGGCAAATTGCTGTAGTAACCCTCAAGGTGGCTATAAATATGACTAGGCCCTGTTGTAAGTACCCATCTAGCATTTTCAACAATTCTAGCAATTGTGTCATGAAAAGAGTGTGCACTTCTGTATGCCAGTTCACTAGTGACCCTTCCTATCTGCCTGTGGCCTTCCCTAACCAATGAATCCCAAATTTGCCTAGTCACAGCATGGTAAATACTTGTAGCCCACTCTCCAAGTACATTAAGACTGTAAGCAAATGTCTGTACTCCAGGAAACAAAACATCCCAATATTCTTCTGGTCTCCATATAGTAAGGGCCATATTCTGGTTAACAACTGATACTTCGTGTGACAATCCAAGCTTTAGTCCAGCAGCCACCAAGGCACTAGCACCTGTAAATGTTTGAAAAAACATGCCTAAGCCTACAGCATCCAAAACCATTCCTGGTATAGCATGCAAAAGGCTAAACTGTTCTGTAGTTATGCCTGCAGCTGCTAAAGCTTCTAGAGGTGACATAGCTTCTAACACCATTAAACTGGACACTTCAGCTTCCACAGCTGCTGCTGCCTCTCCAGATAATATTAGGGATACAGAAGCTCCTGTTGCTGTGCTTAAATCTGTTGTTATTTCAGCCAAGTCCAGAAAAATACTCAGTACTCCGCCCATGGTCCCTATAAAACAAAATACTTACCGTTAGACTCTTAACTTTCCCGCCCTTCACGGCCCTCCAAAGTGTTCTAAAATTGGTTTTAAGGTCCCGAAGAATTGTCAAAAAGGTGGCCACAGATTCAGGCTTAAAAAACAGAAAAAAAGTTTTAGGCCTCAAAAAAATTAAAAGCAGATGTTGCGTGTCAGCACAAGTTGTTTACCAGACAGGAAATGGGTGGACGATGACAAGTGTCACTAATTATAACTTGGGAACTGGGTCTTCCCCTTAGGGAAAAGGGGTTCCCCCTTGTGGCCACAAAGAATGCCTGGTCACCAGATGTAATCTGGCACAGTTTCAGTTGGTCAGCAAAAGAAGGAAATGTAAACAGGAACCAGGCACTTACACTAGGCATCTGGTTTCAATCTCTGATGCAATCTCCCAGGCAACCCTGCTATTAATAACTAGCTACGTGCTAGGAGCATCCTAAAAAATGTTGCTGGAAGCTATGCATCTTCCTCCCACTTCTCAATCTCTATAGCAACCTCCTTTTTTTGATTGTACTGACTGAGGCTGGAGGCTGCTTGCCTCTTCCCTTTTCAGCAGAAATAGAGAGGCTCTCAGAGGCTTGGCACCAGTTCTGCATATTTTAGTTGCCAAATAAATAATTAGAGGCAGTTAGAGGCTTCAGGGGCCCTCCAAAAATCCTATTTAAAAGGAGAACACACACAGAGAGCGGGAAACCCAGACAAAAGCACACCTTTTGCAGTTCAGAGCTTACTTAGAGCAGTTCAGAGCTTATAACCTGTGTGCATCTCAGGTGCAGCAAA